GAACCTTCCCTCAATGAATAGCCATTCTTTACCCTCCATAATTCCGTTAACAAATGCACCTGGAGCCGATGGATCCGCAACGATATCGGCAGCCGTAGCCAAACGCAAATCGTCTTGTACCAAGTTATAACCTTCTCTAGTCATGGTTACAGAACCCATAGCTCTAGAAGATACACCCAAGTTAACATCGTTCTCAATAAAGTTCTTAACAATATTTCCGTATGGTGTATCTAGGATCAATGCCTTACCATAAAATGAATTGCCATCTTCAGTCAAAGATACAATCTTATGGGATACTCGTTCCAAATTAAGAGTTGGTGTGTCTGGATGTCCAAGTTCACCTAACGCACGGTTCGTTTTAACAAATTCTTCGTTATATCGTTTAACTTCTTTACGCAATGTATCCATCTTATACATGCGGTTATTACGATTAACTTTTTCAGCAACAAGGAAAGTACCTTCAATGTAAAGGTTCTTTTTACCTTTTTCTGTTGCTTCTGTGAGATACTTTACGCTCTCAATTCTTTCGGTAATTAGTTTCATTTTAGATACCTACTAATGGTGTTGCATAAGTTGCAGATTTAGTGACTGATAGAATTACAGTACCATCAGTGCCACTATTAGTAATATGCAAGTTAGCAGATGGTGTATTTGCCAATGAGATATCATACTGTGTCAATGGCAAATCATTTGACTGGTACATTGCAACAATTAGTGGTGCAGATGTGTTATCACCACGATAGATGCGAACCCACCCATCAGATGCAGTTATGATGTGTGCAATCGATGCAGCCGTAATAACTTCATTGCTATCTACAGCAAGTGAAGACAACGGAATGGTTGTTGCCGTATTACCAGTAAATCTGATAATTGATCGGGATCTTTTTGTGTTAATAATTTCGTATGCCATATTATTTTATTCCCATTGATTTGCGGCGGCGCATAGACATTTTTCTTTTTAATAAGACTCTGTTCATCTTTGAGCGACCTTTAGTTTTCCAATATCTTTTTAACATTCTGGCTTTGTGCAGTCTCTGTGCAGCAGGTATTCTTTTTACCGTATTACCAGATATTCTATATCCTTTAATTGCTGACCTACGTACATTACGTTGAAGAATGATTCGACCTTGTTTGTTTCTTCTGATACGTCTTTTGATTCTTTGAACCCTACCAGTTTTAACAATGTTGCCTTCATCCAATTCTTCTACTTCTTCATATACGATATGAGCAATATGAACTTTTGCCTCTGCTAATTTCTCAGAAGCAACCTCATTTAACCGTGCAAATAATTTATCTTTTGCCTCGGTTAGTTTGTTATTTACTATACTTTCAATAAACGTCATTTTGATTTACTGAAAGCAAAATCTGCAGCCTTAGTGAAGTGACCAGGTGACTTATGTACCATGTCTGCAAACTTCTTTTTATTATCATCATTTAAAGCACCATGGACTTGCGTCAATGCTGATGCTGTAAAATGGTCAACTGTTCTTGTCTCACCAGAAGCAAACTTAACTTTTTGTGCCGATTTATTGGAAACAATTTTATGTAAAGTATCCATGACTGCTTCTTCCAACATCTCACCTTGTTCTTCCGTGCCTTCGGCCTGAATGACTGGTGCCATGGAGTTATAACCCATGTACTGAGAATTGAATGGTACAGAGAATACTTTTTTAAGCTTATCGTTATAATACAATGCAACTTTAGTACCATCAGGGAACAATCTAACTGCTCTACGCTTTAGTAGTAGAACAAATGGAGGATCTGATGGTGGAATTACATTGTCTTCACTCGCTTCAGTTACTTGATCTTTTACCTTTTCAGTACCTGATTGAATTGCAATACGATGAGCTTTAACTTTTTTGCCTGATGGTCCAACTTTAAAATCGGAAGTATCAATTAAACTTTCTTCGAGTTCTTCTGATACTGCACGGCGAGCTTGACGATTGATATTTGGATTAGTGGTAATCAAATCAACCATCTTATTAAAAATATTACGCATGATTTCTCTATCTGCGTTATTGAAGTTAGGTCTTTCTTCACCCATCTTGTCAAGAATATTATGCAAACGTTGAATCTGTGCTTTGTTACCTAAACCAGCACGTACAAGAGCATCGAACTTTGAATAGTCCTTCTTCTCTTCTTCAACAATGTTTCTTAATTCTTGTAGCGATTTCATACTTCTTCTTGTTCTTCGGTTGATTCTGTTTCTTTACCGTTATACAAATTTTGTGCAATCTCAGTCTTGCGAGTTGCCAATGCTTCCATAGCACGTGCTGAGATTACATCATTCAATGCTTGTTGTGCTTCAACGGCATTACCACCGATAGAAGCGTTAATAAAGTCTTTAACATCCATAATTATTCTCCATTATTTCTTATTTATCTTACTTGATGAGTATTTATCTACTTCGGCATCCAACATTGGTGTCATAGATTCTGTCGCATCTTGGTCAGCTGTATTATCAACTGGTGGGTATTCGTCTGGTGATGTTGGTGGTTCTCCGCCTTGTTGTAACACAGAACCTCCAGTACCATCATCATCTTCTTTTTTAATCTCTTTATCCATCTCTTCAATTTGCTCTTTAGTCAATTGCAAGATATGACGTTTAACCCAATCGGCAGAATAATAACGGCCAACAAACGGGTCAACTTGAGTTAACAAATTAATTCTTTCACGTAACAACTCGGCATCACGCAACTCAACAAAGTTATTATCTTTTTGGAAGTCGTAATAAATGTCTTCTTTGAATTCTTCCCATTCTTCACGGGTACAAATACCTTTAAGTGTTAATTGTACACTCAAAGCTTCATCAAAGATATGTGTAAACTTGTTACGTAGTCTCTGTACAAACTTAGCAAACTTGGCTTCGTCACGTGTTACTTCAGTGCTTCTGCCAATGCCAATCATACCACCAGATTGTTGTGGTTCTAATCGTGCAATTGGAACATTCAAAGCATTCAACAGTTTGTTTCTGAAATACTTAACGTCTTCTAACTCACCAAGGTTTTGACCAGCTGGTAATGTAGTAATCTCTGTACCTTTACCACCTTCACGGCGAGGTAACCAGAAGTCTTCCAACATTGACATATGTTTGCGGTCATCACGGAGTTCACCAGTCGTTGCATCGTAAACCATCTTGTTACGATACTTAACCATAACGTCACGTAGATATTGTTCAGCCTTACCTTTTGGTAAGTTACCAACGTCAATATAGAAAATGCGGCGTTCAGGTGCTCTAGACAAACGATAGATAACTACCGCATCTTCAATCATACGCAACTGGTTAAGCGGCTTGATTGCTTTATGAATATAAGAAATAACAAATGTATTCTTTGCATCCATCAAACCAGAGTTAATGTTGATAACTGCATCAGCAGCAATTCTCAATCCCTGATTAACTTGGGCAGTATATGTTTGTGTTGTAGTACCACGGTCATTGTAGACATAGTACTCAGCAATAGATTTAATAACCGATGCACCAGTTTTAGGGTCACGGTCTTTTTGTACTTCTCGAACCTTACGAATTTTACGTGGGTCGATGTAACGTAATTCTTTAATGCCTTCTTTTGGATTCTTTTCATTGACGACAATGTGATAGTAAATTCTACCATCAATGTACCATCGTTTGAATAAATCATCGGCAAGATTTGCAAAGTTCAACATACGCATAACGTTGTTAAACTCCTCACGAATCTTTTTCTTAATCGATTCTGGTTGTTTCAGATTATCCATAACGATATCAAGAATCTTACCCTCCTCAGAACGAGTAATAGCTTCATTGACAATTTCGTCAATAGCCATTTCGAGCTCAGGATGATTCGACATTTCACGGTAACGTGTGATTAGTTCCAACTCATTACGAATTGAACCTTCTAAATCAACATACGTACCATAGTGTGCGTTACCTGTGATAGTAACTGCACCATCATCTATTGCATTTGTCGGTAGAGCAAAAGAAGATTCGTTCGGGTTTTGAACCTGAACGACCTCTTTGTCACCAAAAGTAAAACCAAAAAGTTTAATTGCCACTGTATAATAATCCTATATTAAGAAAGAAGAGCCTAGGCTCCTCTTTCGTCAAACCACGTTATCTTCTACGGATTCCCACCATTGATATGATAGAGTCACCGTGAATTCTTCAATTGCATCATTGGAACCCCAGTCAACATCAATTGGAGAAACGTCTGTTGGAAATAAACCAATAAACTTATATTTCTTCAATGTGTCACCGTTCTTGGCGAATTGTTTAACTTCTCCGTCAACAGTATAACTGCCTGGAGTTTGTGCCAATGGGTTACGAACGTTTAAACTATGGCTGTTCAAGCCATTCATCCATCTTTCAAATGCATTACGCACCACAAAGTCTTCATCATTGATGATCGAAAGTGTCCAGTCAGTGAAGGTTCTGTTGCCCACAAACTTCAACTCACGGCCGAAGTATTGAACAGGCACAGTGCCAACAGTAGAACCTGGAAGTTGTGCGGTCTTACACATGAATGATAATTTCGTTTGTGCATTACCAGGTAAAGCAAATGCCGGAAAAGGCATGGTTACCTCAAAGAGGTTTGGTCTCGCACCATCACCCTGCATTTGAGAGCGGAATTCGTTAATATTAAATGCCATTTAATTTTCTCCTATCTCTCTATTTATTAGAATCGTCCAACGATTTCATTGAATGCAACACCAGTACGGACTGCAACAAAGTTTAGTTGGATGAAGTTGATGGAACGGGCTGGTTTGACATAAATGTCACCAACAAACTCATTGCGGTCGATGACTTCCGGTGTATTATTTGTAGTATCACAAACAACACGGAAGTCATAGATGCCACGGCGGCCTTGGATTTCACGTAAATACGGTTCAACCAAGTTAACAAACTGAGCACGTGTAAATTCATCGTTGAATTCAAACAACGAAGAACGTGAAGCACGAGCAACTGTTTTCTCTAGTACAATAAACAGTCTACGAACGTTAATTCTGTCCATTGCTTCTGGTCTGTTCAATAGAGTCTTATCACCGAACAATACAGTACCTTCACCTGGGAAGGTTACAACAGGGTTAATACCTGAATTGTACAATGTGTCTCTTTCAGCTTTGGTTGGATTCCATGCCAACTTAACAACATTCTTAACTTGACCTCTATTCAAACCAGCTGGTGAGAACCATGGGTCACGGTCAACGTCAGTTCTAACCAATAGACCGGCAATATCACCGTTCAATGGCAACCAACGATATATGTCATTGTATTTGTCGTATTGATATTTCCATCCACAATCCATAACTGCGTATGAAGAAGATGTGATAGTATCACGATAAGTTTTAACAGTTGATGCTTCTAAACCTGAGTTATTCAACACAGCAGTTAATGGTGGAGAAATAAACACCATGCAATCTTTGCGTGACTCTGCAATAGAAATTAGTCTGTCCGGTACTACATCATCTGCAGTTTCACCGGCCATCAATAGAGAAACATCAACAGAGTCAACATTGTTAAACAAATCATAAGATGTGTTTCTGTTACCTGCAGTTGGTGCAGTATCTTTACCTGCAGACAAGTCAAAGTTATTGACTGCCAAGCCATTGTAAGCACCAGTTGTTGCTACTTGAATAGCAGTTTGACCCCAGTTGGCACCAGTGTCAGGATGACCCATCCACCAGATGTACTTAGATTTGCTATTGATAACGTCTTTATAGTAGTTTGAAGAACCGTCTGTATTCTTAGCATCGCCTGCTTTAGAAACAAAACCAAATTTTTCAATAACTGTATTTGCTGTACCTGTAATTGCACCTGTCATGTCAACAACAACAATGTGAATTTCGTCATTTGATGCTGCTGCTCTGGATGCATATGTGGATGTAGTAGGTGTTGTACTAAATTCACCTGAGTATGTCCAACCTGTTGCAACGTTGGCGTCAGCCATCGAAACACGTAGTCCATTACCTAGAGAACCTGGATACTTTGATGCCCATTGAATAGAATTGTTTCCTGCTGCAAAGTTTTGTTCATAGTTTGTTTTGTTAAGAATTCTTACAGGTGTTCCAATGTTTGTTGCGTTATTCGCTGTAGAACCTACTGAACGAACAACTCTCAAATCTGAACCATATTGTAAAAAGTTTGCTGCGGTGAAGAATGATGTTGCGGTGTTGCTGTCTGGTTTACCGAATATTTCTACTAATTGGACTTCATTACTAATTGTGATAATCTCATTCACTGGTCCCCAGTTAAAATTTCCTGCAAAACCACCAATAGTTGTTGCTGTGGAAGGCACAACTGTTGTAAGGTCAACTTCTGAAACATTCACGCCTGGTGATAATTGAAAAGCCATGGTTTAATCTCCTTTTAAGGGCTGAATTATTTTTTTAATGTATGTTGTATTTATGTTTTTAAAAATTTGAGGATATATAACCTCGGCCTCTAACATCATCTTGCCATACTGTACCACCAGAATCAATTACTGGTTCTGGTCTGCCATCGTCAATGATACCTACTGGTGCCAAATCTTCGTCACCTAACATATTTTGTTCCTCTAACATCATCTTACGGATGTCGATATTGGTATCTTCTTTAAAATAACTCTGTGCAGTTAACCAAGAGAATAACACCAGACCCATAACTAAGTCATCGTTGTTACCTTCTTCTGCCTCATAACTGTCTCGAACTCGCACAAACGTATTAAGTTCGGCAATTGTGTCAAAGTCATTGATAATTAACTTGTCATTTTCAATCAAGGTCTTCAAGTTAGCACAACCAATCTTTTTGACTGATTTTGTGGTCTTGATACCGAATGATGTAGAACGCTTGAAACCACCTGAAATTGATTGTCCTTTAATATGGTGGTGTTCTAGCTTATATATGTTCTCATATTCCAGGTCATAGTGAAGAATGTCCACGACCTGTTGGCCAATATTATTAGTCTCAATCAACGCAAATGCTGTATTGTATCTTTTACATAATGCATAAACAACCGTAGGTAAAAATAACAATGGTAGTTTATTGTTTCGGTATTTTGCAACTTGTCTGTATGGAACTTGAGACACATCAAGTATATTAATTGTTGAGTAATCTTGTGCAACACCTTCGGAACAATCCACACAACCAATGTATAGGTGTCCTGGTATTGGGTCTTGGTATATATCTAAACAATCTTCTTGCTTCAATGGGTCAAAGAATGCCAGTGACCTCAATTTAGAACCCGAGATTAATGTTGCCGATGAACCAATAAATTCTGTCTCAAACTCCTGTCGGAACTGTTCTTCTGATGTATTGCGTATGGTCTCTTCTTTCCATGCGGCATCACGTCCTGGCACCTGTGACCAATGAA